CGGGTTTAATCTTTTTTAGGGTACAAACCAAGTCTAATGCTCGGTCGGCTTTCTTTTCAAAGCCTCCCAAGTCCTCAAGATTACCTGACATAGCAGCGTCGAGATTAGCACTTACATAATTATAAAGTAAGTTAAACTCTCTCATACGCTGATTTCCATACAACAACGGAGCTAAAGATTTCTCCTTCATACATTGCCATCCAGTTTCAGTCATCCAAGCAAAAGTTTTTACACAAGCATCAATAAGATCAACAGCTTTCAGTTGTTCTTTGGCAGCTTCAATGTGAATTAACTTAAGACCGAGTGGAGACCAAGTGATCTCTTTCATACTGGAAACAGTAAGTGACATAGCAGCGGAGATAAGATAGGAAATTTTTCGAAAAATAACATGGTCTCGAATAAGTTCCCATCCGTCAACAATGTTATCACATAATCCATGAGGCTGGATTTCATCAGGGGATGACTGTGACAACTCATCAATAAGTTTATACAATTCATGGACGACGGATTTACCTTTAACATACATCTTAACGTAGGCAGCAACGGCTGCAAACATATCGGGTATGTTTTGGGCTCGATTCATCTGATATGCAAAAATCAAGAGATTTTCAGCATGTCCCATCCAAGTATCAACTTGTTCTTGTTGGGCCTCCGGTACATCCTTAACGGATTCAGACATCTCATCAAGAGCAGAAATAACTGGATCTTGTTTAAGAATATCTTCTCTACGTTCTGGAGATACGGGAGGTGTCGAGCAAGCCTTAGCACAAGCATTACGATCAATAGGATCATGATTCTCGGGCAATTGACTCGCTACTTCCTCGTGGTACTTTGCTGCTTCTTCTTCCTCACCGTGAGGTTCAATAGCAGCTTTGTCATTGAAAAGATTATCAAATTCATAGTAATCAGGAAAGTTAGTTCTTAGAAACCCTCTAGAGGCTTCTTCAGAAAACATGGCATTAAGCCTTCCTGTAGGTTGATAAACCTGACAAACGCATTCCCATTCAGTACCATCGGTTGTCTGGGGAACGGCAACATAAACATAGCGATAAGCACACTTAGTAACTTTATCGGGATGCGCCTCATCATACATAGAAGCTAAAGAAGCAATCTTCTTGAAAGTGGCAGGATTGTTATCCAAATCAAAATCAACAGAGGATTGATTCACAACTTGATGAGTTCCACAGTGAAAAGTATCAAAGCGAGGAACTTTAATATCTTTACTGTGGGGTTGAACTTGTTGTACGTTCTTGAATTTCGGATCTCTGGGAATAAACCCTTTCTTCCGAATTTCCTTCCATTTCTGGGTGTTACGAGATTTTCGACGTTTTTCAAATTTTTCTCGATTTTTGTGCTTATGGTGATTATCATCATTAAGCTCTGAAGATTGTGGATCGACACCAAGGTGTCTCCAAATAATCTTCTTAGCTTTAGATATACGCCACCATTTGGGCATATCCATCCATTTCAAATTAGGATGATAAGATAGTTCATGGATCTCATCATCAACTGAAGGGGCGGATTGCGGGATAGGGAAAGAAGTATTAGGTGAAAGATATGACGGAGTCAAATATCCTTCAATATAATGAGGTCTCTTTCCAAAGAAATTCACGTCCAAGAAGCGGACAATTTCCATTGTTTGATACCCAAAAGGGCTCATTTTATTTGCTGTAACTTCAATCATCTTAAAATATTAATAATAAAATAATTAAAGAAAAAGCAAAGAAAACAAGCGAGAAATACTTCCTAAGTTGTTACACTGACCGAAGATTTAAATTCATAAGGGTATCA